TGTTAACAAAATTCTTTAATGGATTTCATATTCCAACAATTGTAATATTAGGTAATCACGATATGAATTTAAATAATTTATATAGATTAGATGCTATATCGCCAATATTAGATGTTATTGATAATACAAATATATACTTTATAAAAGAAAATGGGTTATTTAAATTTGCAAACGTTGTATTTAATCATATGGCTGTTGATGTAGCTCCAAAAGACTATATTCAAGCTAAAGACTTCGATGCTCATTATAAAATAGCATTACATCACGGCGCTGTACATAACGCAAAAACAGATATTGGATTTCAAATATCAAATGATCATGTTACAACGGATTTATTTGAAGGACATGATTTAACATTATTAGGTGATATACATAAGCCTGCACAATTCTTAAACAAAGAAAAAACAATTGGATATCCTGGATCATTAATACAACAAAATCATGGAGAAGCACTTAATCACGGTATATTAGTATGGGATTTACCAGATCGCTGTTCAGAATTTATTGAAATAGAAAATAAATATGGATATGTAACCTTTGAGGTAGATAACGGTAAAATTATTAATTCTCCTAAACGTGTTCCTAATAAACCTAGAGTACGAATTAAATTTAATGATACTGATGCATCTGATATTAAAAAATTGATTGCAACTATTAGAAAAAAATATAAAGTTCAAGATATATCTATACAACGATCTGCAAATCATATTGATAATAATCAAAATGGATCAATTGCAATTGGAAATGTTAGAGATGTAGAACATCAAAATAATTTAATAACAACGTTTATTGAAGATAATTATCCAGAAGCAGATAAAAAAGAATTAGATGCTATACGACATATTAATAGAACAATTAATTCAAAACTACCAGTACTGGAATCTGTAAGAAATGTAACATGGCATCCAATATCATTTGAATTTAATAATATGTTTTCATATGGCGAAAATAATAAAGTAGATTTTTCAAAATTATCTGATGTTATAGGATTATTTGCAGCAAATGCATCAGGCAAATCATCACTTTTAGATGCAATAACATATACAATATTTGATAAATGTAGTAAAACAAGTAAATCAAAAGAAGTTTTAAATAATAAAAAGTCTGGATTTAAAGGAGTATTTAAATTTATGTTAAACAATAAATTATATACTATCGAGCGTGAAGGAATAACATTAAAACATGGACATGTTAAAGTAAATGTAAATTTTTACAATGAAGATCAAAATTTAAATGGAGAAGAAAGAAGTGATACAAATAAAAGTATTAGAAGATATTTAGGAACGTATGATGATTTTATTTTAACTGCATTTTCATTACAAGCAGATAATAATAATTTTATAGAAAAATCTCAGAGAGAACGAAAAGATTTATTATCACAATTTCTTGATACAACAGTATTTGAACAACTATACCATTTAGCATCAGAAGAAATAAAAGAAACTTCTGGTAAATTAAAAGAATATAAAAAAACTGATTTTGGTTTAATTATACGTGAATCAGATGATATAATTTTAAAAAATCAAGATAAAATTATTGAATTAGAAAAAGGAGATACTGATTTACAAGAATCAAGAAATAATTTACAAAATCAAATAGTAGAATTAATTGAGTCTAAACAACCAATGTCATATGATGGTCCAAATATCAAAAAACTACAACAAGATGAATCATCTTTAATTAAAGAAATTGAAGATATAGATATTAATTGTAATTCATTAGAAAATAAAATTAATAGTAATAAATCTAATATATCATCATATCAAACAACAATTAATAAAGATCAATTTGAAAAAATATCAAACGAATTATCAGATATTATTAAGAAAAAAGATGTAATATCAAATGAAATAAGTACATTAACAAGTTTAATAACTTCACAAAAAAAGAAAATAGATCATCTAAAAACTCATGAATATGATCATACATGTAAATATTGTATTGAAAATATATTTGTTAAAGATGCATTAGAAGCAAAAAGATTACTTCCTGGAAATGAATTACAATTAAAAAATAAAATAGGAGCAGCTGAATTCTTTCAACAACGTATTGATAGATTAAATTCTTCAATTCATGAATATCAAGAAAAAATAAATTTAAAAAATAAAATTGAAAAATTAGAATTACAATTACAAATTTTAGAAAGCGATATACAAACAAAAGAATCAGAATTAGAAACTAATGCTGAACGACAAGAATTATTTCGAAAAAATGAATCAGCTATTACTTATAATGAAACTATAGATAAAAAAATAGAATCAAAAAAGAAATTGATTTCTGAAACTACAACACTAATAAAAGATATTACAGATAAAATTAAATCAAATCACGGAGAAATAGAAGTTGCTAAAACACAAAAGAAAACAGCATTAGAACAATTGGATACTTATAAACAATTAGAAACTGAATATAAAGCATATGAATATTATTTACATTCTGTAAAGCGGGATGGTGTTCCTTATGAATTAATTAAAAAAGCATTACCAAAAATTGAAACAGAAATAAATAATGTCTTAAATCAAGTAGTTGATTTCAATATGGTGTTAAATACAGATGGTAAAAATATCAATGGATATATTATATACGATGAAGATAATTTTTGGCCATTAGAATTAACATCTGGTATGGAAAGATTTATATCATCATTAGCAATTCGTGTAGCATTAATTAATGTTTCTGCATTACCAAGACCAAATTTTATAGCTATTGACGAAGGTTGGGGTAGTTTAGATAGAGAACATATTTCTGCAGTTACTAATTTATTTGAATATTTTAGAACCAAATTTGATTTTTCTATTATTATATCACACGTTGAATCAATGAGAGATATGGTAGATAATTTAATTGAAGTAAATAAGATTAAAAATTTCAGCCAGATTCTACATACATAATATTTATAAAAAAAGAATATTATAGTATGAAGAAAGCTATAGCAAATTTACAAAACTTAGATCGGTTAGATACATATATTACAGATACATCATTATTATCTCCTAATATATTTAATATTACACTTTTGCCTGAAAAATTAACATTAGGTAAAAATTTATTTAAATTAAAAGGAGTACCTGATATATTTCAACCAGGTACTGATTTACAAATTGAAATTTTAGATTCTAACGGTAATCCAATTTATCATGAAGTAGTTAATAAAATTGATCCAGATAATTCAAGATTTATTGCAATTTATATTTATGACAATACTCCAAGTGGAGATTGTTTAATAACATTAGCTGCAACATTAGATTCATATAATAACGAATCAATTCCTGCAAGTTGGAGAAATATTGTTAATGCAAAATGGAGTGTAACTACTCCAGTCGATACAAAATCACCTAATGTAAATAATATTATATTTGATTCATTAAATTTACCTGAAGCAACCGTTTCAGAACAAATTGGAGTACGTTTAGATAGACAATATACTAATAATACTCAATTTCCAATTTTTTCAGATGGGCTAATTGAATTTGAAACCAAAGAAAATTCATCTATAGCAAAAATAACTGGAGGAGAATTTAGACCGGATATGGTTGGAGGAACATTAACAGTTACATCACCAGTAAATCCTACACCATTATCAACTGTACCAACATCTTCTGCTAGAATATATTCTTCTACTATTAAAAAAGTATTAAGTAAAGATTTTATACAATTAGATAATAAATTTGTATTTACATTAAGTCAAAGTTTATCTCAACATCAATATACAAAATTTGATCCATCTTCATATACTATAGAATATGAAGCAGCTCCAAATTATATAGGTACTCAACATTCTGAATCATTTGCATTAACTGAAATTATAAAATTAGATCCAGCAATTGGAGATATATCAAGAATTAAATTATACATTAATAGTTCAGCAACAATTGGAACATTTGAATTAATTAATGATATCTTATTAGAACCAACTGAAATATTTGTAGATGCAACTGGATCAATATTGCCAGATGTTGGAGTTGGTTTTTTTACATCTCAAAGCATTATTGATGAATATTGGGAATCACATACATATATTGGAAAAACAGAAGATACTGCACCTACATTAACATTTACAACAAGCTCATTAAATAATGCTGTTTCAATATCACCTTCGATTGATTATTCAAATAATGATAGTGTTTTAATATTTCAAACAAAAGAATCATTACCAGGAGTATTTGTAGAAAATTCTGAATATAAAATAATCTTTGACGCAATTGCAACAAAAAATTCTTTAAGTAATTTTCAATCTCCTAAACTTTCAATATATTTATCAGGATCATCTTTTTTTAATGATGTTGTAAATACATTAAATGGAGCTTTACCAGTATCATTAGGAAGAAAAATTGGTGAACTAGTAATTGATGCTAATCAACAGCGATTAGATGATCAACAATTTGTATTCAATGCGGATAAAACAGGTAACGGATCTTTATTATTTGTTATAGAATCTGGAGAATGGCAATTTTCAGATATTAGAACATTAACATCAGCTGAAAATGGATTCACAGAAAATTATACAAGATTTAGAACAGATATACCAGTAAAACATAAATCAAATAATGAGTTACAATTTAAAATAGAATATTATAATATAGCTGGTGTTAAAAGTGAACATGAAACAATTATAGGAAATAAAGTATTTGAAGGAGGAAATCGTTATATCGACGGCGATTTTTCAATGTTAACTGGTTCATTAACCGTAGCAGATTCTTTAAATTCAGGTGTTGAAATCGTAGGACTTCAAAATACTGGATATATTAGATCATTAGGATATGAAGGATTTAATCAAGCAACTGGATCTGGAGGAGGATTTTTATTATTTTCAGGATCTGCTTTACCACAACAGTCAGAAACATCATATAGCGGTGTTGGTTTAGAATTAGTTGCAAACGAAAATAATTTTTTTAAATATAGAACAGATCCTAGTATATTAGACATACATACACAAACATTCTTTTTAGGAAATGAAGCAACGCAATTTATAAGCGGATCTGCAGGACAATTAGAAATATCTTCGTCTGGGTATCATATACAAAATAATGGAGATATCACAGCTTCCAGAATATTAATTGAGGGTGGCACTATAACAGATAATGTAACAATTTTAGGATCTGTCTCTGCTAATAGTATATTAACACCAGCAACAATTAATGGAAATCCTGCAAATGAAAATAATGCATCTTCATCAATTTCAGATCAAGGATTTGCAAGATTTGTATCTGCATCTATTGCAGGATTTGTTGTGAATACTGAAGAAATAAAATCTGCAGATGAATCATTAAGATTAAAATCAGAAGGTCAAATAACAGCATCAAGAGTTTTATTAGAAGGAGGAACAATAACAGATGGAGTAACAATATTAGGAGCTGTAACAGCAAATAGTATTCAGACTCCAGCTACAATTGGAGGATCTCCTTCGACTCCAGCAAATGCATCATCTTCTATATCTTCTACCGGACTTGCAATATTTAAGTCTGCATCAATTGGTGGATGGGGTATAACAACTGGTTCTATTGAAGGTGGTAATCTAATAATGAAGCCTGAAGGTATATTACAAACAAAAGATTTTGCTAGTGGTTTTAAAGGATGGAAAATATCATCACAAGGAAATGGTACTGCAGAATTTGAAAATGTAAGAATTAGAGGTACCTTAAGAACAACTACATTTGAAAAAGAATCAGTTAATGCTATTGGAGGACAAGTTTGGGTTGCAAATGCAACTACAATAACAGGATCGGGAGTTGCAGCTACCGATACTACAATGTCAGTAAAAAATGCTAGTGGCTTTGCTGTTGATGAAATATTATTAGCTAAAAAAGTTGATTCAACCGGATTTCAGACAGAATATTTACTAGTTGAATCCGCTTCATTAGATGGAGATAATTCAAATGAAGATGAAGTATTTGGTAGAATATATGT